CCAGGAAGATCACAGCGCGGTAACGCATGTCGCCCATGTGCAAGCCGAGTTCTTCAGGCTTCCAGACCAGCGTCAAGTTGACCTGCTCCGCGCAACTTTCCAGCTGCTCGGCGACCACCACGCGATGTTCGATCAGGTACTTGGTCAGGGCGCGGAGCTTTTCCATCAGAGCAGTTCCGCGGTGACACGCCCACGGCCTTGCAGAACGCGCACGGACTGCTGGCTGTAGGACAGAAAAAGCTCATGTCGTTCCGGGGCTTCTTTGCCCAGGTTCTCGGCGCTCTCGCGGCGGTTGACCGTGGCGAACTGCTGGAGCAAAAAGGACTTGGCGCGGCAGTACGCGGCACGCCGGTAGCTGGCCAGGTAGAAGCTTTCCAGCTCCATGCCGGAGCCTTCCAGGTACTTGTAGCCCATGTCCTGCCATTCGGCTTTCCGCTTGGCCAGGTCCAGGTTGACTTCACCCATGGCGAGCGTCAGCCCCTCGACCATCATCTCCGGCAAGTACTCCGCCGGCAGACGATAGGAGGCCTGGAATTCGGCCAGCTCAAGGTCCGGCCAGAAACCGTCGTTGGGTATCGTGCAATCCACCAGGGTGGTCGGCTTACCGCCAAAACTCATGTGCTGACCTCCTCGGTGGGCTGTTACGGAATAGATGCGGGGGTGACTGCGTTAGGCGGTTGGCACAGGGCCTTCACCTCGGCAGGCCCCCGCTGGGGGGGTTAGTCGTTTATTCGGTACCGGACTTTTCGTCGGCTTCCTGCTTGCGCAGGGCTTTGCTGGCCTCGTCCATCCGGGTCTTTACACCGATCTCGGGGTACAGCTCATTGGCCCGGTAAAAGTGCGCGCAGGCTTTGGCCCAGCGCTTGTCTTCCATGGCGAGGATGCCCAGCAGCTTGTGGTAGCGCGCCGGGATCTTCTCGAACAGCTCCCACGAAGCGGCCGGTGCCGGCAGTTCGCGTGGGTCGCCATCACAAGGATCGCGGTGACCGGGCCACTGACCGTCCACACGCAACAACAGCTGCGACAGGTACGGTTCCGGGTTGCGCTGGGCTTTGTGCTGCGCCTCGGCCCACTCGACTATCGTGTCACCCACGAAAGTGGGGATATCGCGACGGAAGCGCTCCGGCATGGCCTGGCCCTGCTCGATAGCAAAATCCGCCAGCTCCAGGGCCTGTTCAAACTGTTCGGTGTCGAACAACCAAACCAGGACCTGCATCAGCACCAGGTTCGGGTGGTTCAGACCGGATTCGCGGTAGCGCTGCACGTACACCAGGTACTTGGGCAACAGCTCGTCGCGCTTCAAGCGCTGGCGAGCCTCCAGCGAGTTCAGCTCCGACAGTCGGCCGCAATCCTCGGCCAGCGCCGCGTTCATCAACGCCAGGTGTTTTTGGGCGTTGGCCGGTCCTGCCAAGGCCGTGGCCGAGGTGTAGGGTTTTGGGTCGGCTATCGGCCCCTGCTCAAGCAGGCGCTTTTTGTGATTGAGGGCGAGGCTCATGGCGCAGGTGCCTCCGGCACTGTGACGGTGACGAACTCAACGTTGGCCGCTTCGATGCCGGCGAACTTGCCCAGTTGCTCGACCACATAGCCCTCATTGCGCGCGTTGTAGTCTTCAACCTGCGAGCGCTTCGGGTTCTGGACGATCTGGCGACGCCAACTGCTGTCCTGGAAATAGATCGACAGGTTGTCCCAGCTGGTGACCACCACGCCCTTGCTTGGAAAGTGCGGGCAGGTGAACGACGGCAGACCGCCGTAGGTGGCGATCACCTGGGCCATCTCAATGCGCTCTTTTTCGGTCGGCTTATCGCCTTGGGCGGCGTACAGCTTGCCCTTGTCATAGGCCAGCAGGTCGCGCCCGATAATGGCAACCAGGTCGCCACCGTCGCGGAATTCTTCGTCGATCATCAGCGAGACATCGAAGACCAGGGCATCCAGATTGGCGTAGTCGCCGCCGACACCGACCTGGATTTTTCCGGGGGTCGCACCTTCGACCAGAATCTGTTGGGGAGCTTGCTCGCGAACGATCTGCATCCAGCCTTTGTTGACGTCCTGCAACAACGGGTTGGCGGCGCGGTCGGTATTCAGGGCAACGCTGGTGCCGTTCCAGCCGATCATGATGCGGTCGAGGCCGATCTGCTTCTGCACGGCAGCGGCGTACTTCTGCGCAAAGTCGGGGAACTTGGACCAGGCGTCGATGGTGGCGTATTTGAGCGCCACGTCGCTTTGGGTATCGAACAGCTCGTACCCGATGCCATCGAGTCCCAGCACGTCACGGGCGACCCGATCATTGGTGGCCGTATTGATACGGCCCGTGACGGTGCCGTTGACGCCGATCATGACCTTCTCGCCCTTGATCTCGGTCACTGCCAGCACGTTGATGCGTTGCAGGAAAGCCGAACTCAGGGTGATTTTTTCATTCAAGGTCTGCGCATGGGTCGGCTCGACGTTGAATTCTTCATGGACCGAGGCCACGGCATAGGTCGATGCAATCGCCAGGGCCAGGGTGCTGAACTTCAAGCGGGCAGCATTACTTAGATTCATCAGTAAACGGCCTCTGGCTGGTCACTCACGGCGCCGGTGGTGTGGGGAAGTTCCTGCCCCTTGCCGTGATTCAACGCGGTGTTGAATTTTTCGGCGAGCGAGTCCAGCGAGCCCTTCAGGCTGTTGAACTGTTCGACGGTGATGCCGGTGGGCTGATCGCCCGTCTTGTCGGTGGTGAGCGCGGTGTCTGGCTCGTTCGGCTTCTGCGTGGCAAAGGTGGCGGCGCTCGTTTCCAGGCTGCTGGCCACGGTGCCGAGTTTGTCCACCGCTGCGGCAAAGGCCTGCACGGTTGTTTGATCCATGGGGGTGTTCTCTTCTGTGGGGTGTGCGGGGGCTTCGAAACCGCCTTTGCCCAGGATGGCGGCGAACGCACGGGCGAAGAACGACAGGGCCACAGCCTCGTCGCTGTTGCCCGTGGTCAGGTCGTCCAGTGGTTCCAGGTTGGCAAAGTGGTTACCGGCCTCGGCTCGACGACAAAAGTGCAATGCCTCGGTACCGAGGCTGGCCGGGTCATCGGTCACCGCCATGCCGCGCAGATAGGGTTTGCCGGTGTCGGCGAAGTTCGGCTGAATCTCCACGCTGGTGAACAGCTTCTGGCCGTCTTTGTTCAGGCTCAACAGGCGGTCGTTGGGCTGGAGCCTGGCGAACAGGGCCACTTTGCCGCCGCTGATATTTTCGGCTTTCACCTCGGCGACAGTGCCGAGGCTGCCAAAGTAGCGAATGTGTTCGTACCAGATGGTTGCGGTGTAGGTGGCCGGATCGTAAGCGCTGGCCATGTCGCGCAAGTCCTGGGCTTCGATGGTTCGTCCATCAACGGTTTTGCCGCTGGTGGCGACACGTTTCCAGTCAGAAACAAGGGTGCGGGGCATGGGGCAAAGTCGCTCGATTCGGTGCAGTGGCCGCCACGATAGGTAGCTGCGCCAGCCCGAACAAACGGTTCCATTGCGCGAAAATCCTATATTCAGGAAATAGGATTGAGCAGGAATTTAAGGGCGGGTTTGTAGGGTGGGAGCTGCATAAACTGCGGCTCATGCCCTACTTACCTGAAGTCAAAGACGCGGCCAGAAAGCTCTATTTGCGCCGCTACAAACCCCGCGAGATACAGGCGCAACTCAAGCTGCCTAACATCCGGATTGTGTACTACTGGATTGCCAAGGGCAGTTGGGATGAACTGCTGACGGACGAGGAACCACTGACGGCGGTCAGTCGGCGCATCACCTTGATTCTGGAGAAGGTCGAGACGCTGGAAAAAAAGGAACTGGACGAGCTCGACCGGCTGCTCAGCGTGCGCGAGCGCTTGCAAAAGCAGGCGGTCAAACCGGCCCCCGGCACTGCTGCGGATCTGCCCGCCGGTGCCGATGGTGAGCGGCGAGCGCCTGGGGATAAGTCCAGCCGTCGCGACGCTGACGGCCCTGGGAAGAAGAAACCCAAAGCGCCAAAGAACGACATCAGCCACCTGACCGAGGTGGACTTTCTCGACAAGTTCACCAGCAAGCTGTTCGGCTATCAAAAAGAGTTGTTCGAGGCCAAGCAAAACCCGCTGACGCGGCGCATCCGCAACGTGCTGAAGGCTCGCCAGACCGGCCTGACCTACTACTTTGCCGGCGAAGCGTTCATGGATGCGGTGCTGACCGGTGACAACCAGATGTTCCTGTCCGCCAGCCGTGCCCAGTCCGAGATTTTCCGCAACTACATCATCAAGTTTGCCCGCGAGTGGTTTGGCCTGGAACTGACCGGTAACCCGATCATTCTCAGCAACGGTGCCGAGCTGCGGTTCCTAAGTACCAACAGCAGCACCGCCCAAGGGCACCATGGCCACGTCTACGTCGACGAGTACTTCTGGATTCGTGACTTCGACAAGCTCAACACCCTGTCGGGGGCCATGGCCACCCACAAGAAGTGGCGCAAAACCTACTTTTCCACGCCCAGCGCGGTCAGCCATCAGGCGTACCCGTTCTGGACCGGCGACGTCTTCAAGCGTGGTAAACACAAGAAGGCCAGTCTGCCATTCCCCAGCGAAGCTGAGTTGCGTCAGGGCGCGCTGTGTCCGGATGGCCAGTGGCGCAAGATCATCACCATTCACGATGCCATTGCCGGCGGCTGCGATCTGTTCGACCTGGAGCAGCTGCAACTGGAGAACTCCGACGACCAGTTCGACCAGCTCTACCTGTGCAAATTTATCGACAGCACGCAGAGCGCTTTCGCCCTGGCGGATCTGGAGCGCTGTTATTCGGATCGCCTGTTGTGGACCGACTATGACGTGGACCCGAAAGCGCTACGGCCATTCGCCAACAGCCCGGTGTGGGTCGGTTACGACCCCAGCCGCACCCGCGACGATGCCACTTGCGTGGTGGTCGCTCCGCCCCTGGAGCAAGGCGGCAAGTTCCGCATCCTGGAGAAGTACTCTTGGCGCGGGCACTCGTTCACCTACCAGGCGGCGCAGGTCAAGAAGATCACCGAGCGTTTCAACGTCCAACACATTGGCATCGACATCACCGGTGTGGGCTATGGCGTGTTCGACCTGGTGCGCGATTTCTTCCCACGCGTGACGCCGATCCATTACAGCCTGGAAACCAAAAACACCCTGGTCCTCAAAGCCCAGGACACCATTCAAGGGCGGCGGATCGA